GAATTTTTTGATAAAAGCCAACTACGATTACCGAGGTTTAGAGGACTTAGAGTTCGCAGGTTTAGATATGCGATATAAAGTTAATCTAGGTAAGTTAGCATTGAGTGTTGGTGTTGCAGGTAGAAGTCATCCAGCATACCTAGACTTTTTACCAATAGATTTATATTGGGAAGAACAAGGTATAAGTCCTGATGAGTTTATTCCATTTTGGTTATTAGCATGGGATGAAGCAGGATATGCAGATGGACCATATAAAGATGTTTGGACTGAACAATTTACTCAATTTGGATATGTATTTTGGGATTGGTATTGGACAGATGCAGAAGGAAATATTGTTGCAACAACAGACCAAGAATTTTATAAGGTAGTATATTCTAAATTAGTAGAAGATTATAATGAAATCTATATTAAAGACTTAGGGTATCAAAACGAACTAAGTTTATCAGTAGGTGCTGATTATTATAAATACAATCCTAAGAATTGGTTTCACTTTTGGGCAACAGCTTATCCAATTACTAAAGGATATTCAGACTATTCATTTAATTATGATGTAGCAAAGAATGGAATGGATTATGATTTAGGATTAGTATATGGTTGGAAAATGAGTAATAAGTTTGGCGTGTTTTTAGAAGCACGATACTTAGAGATGTATGACGTAAAATCATACGAGTCTAAGTTAGGATTTAATTGGTTAATATATTAGGAGGAAGTAAATGGAATTTATAATAGGATTTATATTAGGAGTTGCATCACACTATGCTTGGTGTAAGTATGGTAATGGTTGTGATTGTAGCGACGGTTGTGATTGTAGCGACAGATGGAATAGGAAGAAATAATGCCTAAATTAAATATGATAGGAAACATTATTGATAAAGTAGCTGGTCACGTAGACAAGTTTACTTTAGATAAAGAAGAAAAAGCACAGTTAATACAAGAGATTAACAAAGCACAGATAGAAGTCAACAAGATAGAAGCTGGTCAAACCAATGTATTCGTAAGTGGTTGGAGACCGTTTACAGGCTGGGTTTGTTCAGTAGCTTTATGTTATCACTTCGTATTACAACCCTTCTTAATGTTTATATTTGTATCTATTGGGAAACCTATGGAATTACCAGTATTTGATATGAGTACATTGACAACGGTACTTCTTGGAATGCTCGGTCTTGGGGGAATGCGTAGCTTTGAAAAAGTTAAAAGGTCTGCATAGTGCCAAGACAATCACTACAGCTCAATGACTTTAGTGGAGGGCTGAATACTAAGTCTTCTGCAAGAGATATTGCACCAAATGAAGTTCAACAAGCAGATAATGCTGTTCTTTCTAATCCTGGATTAATTCAAAGTAGTTCTACTACTTCTGAAAAAATAAGTGCTACATCTAAAAACAATACTAATGGAGAAGGAACTGGTGCATTTATATTTAATCATGAATATGACATTAATGATTCTGATACATTTGACCAAGGCGAGACAGTAGGCACTGGAACAAAAGCAGCTCAAACAGCAAGAGAGATTATTGCTTACCCAGAATCTGGTACTATAGAATTTTTTTACAGAGCTTTCAATAGTTCTGAACCTTTTACAACTGGTAATTTTTCTGATGCAAACACTACTAATGCTATAACTATATCTGACGGAAATTGTCAGCCAGTATATTATTATGTTGATGGAGTGCTTTATATTGCAGATAGAAACAGAGTAGATACTTCTGGCTCTTATACGCAAAAAGCATTACAACTTATTAACACCAAAAGATTTGAAACAGTTATTGAAGAATGGGCTTCTGGAGACGCAGTTGTGACTCCAACTACTGATGCTATATTTGAAGCTGTTGAAACTGATTCTAGTGTTACTACACCAGCTACAGCTGGAGAGTTTAGAATTGGATTTGATACAACACCTACACAAACAAGCTTAAGTAATATACAAATTAGTAGCTCAAATATAAGAACCTGTGCTAGTCCAATAGCTGCAGAAGCAGACTCTATAGGAGCTTCTGATGAGTTCTTTTTTGTAGAAGATTCAGATGAATCAGGAACTGCAAATATTATGGCTTTAACCAGTGGAGATTTATCACCAGGAAACCTTATTTATCTTGATGATGAAATTATGAAAGTAGTAAGTGCTATTGGGGCAAGCACAACAAGTGCTAGTCTTAACTATATATTAAAAGTTACTGTTCTAAGAGGAATGTTTGACACAGTAGCGACTGCTCACTCTTTAAATACAGTACTAGAAAAATCAAGTGATGACCCAATTAGTGGTGGTGCTTGGGAAGAAGGAGTATATGAATTTACATATACGCTTATAAATCAAACTCAAGATGAAACATTGCCTCACAAGTTTTCTACACCTTTAGAAGTTGCTACTGTTGCTGCTGGTAAATTCTTTTCAGATATTGATGTAAAAATAAACATAGAAGATGTATTTAGAAAAAGAGAAAAAGGGTTTAGAGTATATACAAGAATTAAAGACAGTAATGACAGATGGGTATTATTTTTAGACGCAGATTATGAAAGAGGTGTAAGAACAAATCTATTTGATGATTACAGTGATTGGGTTTTAGGAGGAGACACGTATGGAGATGGAGGAACAGATAGTTTTGCTACCGTAGAAGGTCTTCAATCTAAGATACCATCTTTTGACACATACGAAAGTATTAGTGGATATTCTCAAACAGAAAAAAGTATTTCACTGGGAACAAAAGGTGGATATAAGGCAGCGACAGTATGTTCTAGAAGAGCATGGATAGCTAATGTAAGAAAAGATGACGTAGTTTATGATGATAGAATTTACTTCACACCTGTAAATAGGTTTTCTACATTTCCAGATAGTTACTACTTAGATATAGGGATTAGCGATGGTGATTCTTTTACAGCATTACACAGCTTAGGGAATAGGCTCATGGCGTTTAAACAGAATAAGCTTTATATAGTTAATGTATCATCTTCGTCAGATGCAGGTTGGTACTTAGAAGCAGAATATGATGGAATGGGATGTCAGTATCAAGAAACGGTTACTAAAACACCCTTTGGGATATGTTGGGTAAACAGTGATGGAGTATTTATATTTGACGGTCAAAGTATGCCAAAAGAATTAACAAATAAATTAAATGATAAAACATGGAGAACAAATAGTTCAAACAATCCATCTATAGGATATAACTCTAAGCATAAACAATTATGTGTAGTACAAAATACAACAGCAACAGATGATATATTGGTATATGATTTTGCAACTGCTTCTTGGGTTGTTAATAAAGCGATGACTAATGGAATGTCTAATTTCTTTTCAACTTCAGAAGGACTATATTTTATAGAATATGCATCTTCAGGACATAACAAAACAATAGAGCTTTTAACAGGTGACCCAGGAACTAAAACAGTTACATTGGTTACAAAAGATATTGATTTTGGTAATCCTGGTTTAGTTAAGAGAGTTAAAAAAGTATATGTAACAATACGAAATGAAGCTTACTCTTCTGGAACAAACACTACTCATAAAAATTTAGTTTTGTCTTATGCAAAAGATGGAACAGAATCTTACACAGATTTAACTGCTCAGTTAATAGATAACACAGCATATCAAACTCTTACATATACAATAAATCAAAATGTAGAATCTTTATCTTTAAAATTAGCTACGACAAATGTAGCAGAGGTAAATACTGGAAAATTAAATATAAACGATGTAAATATAGATTATAGGTTAACAAATAAGAGACCTTCATAATGCCTAACGCAGGTAAACACAATGTTAATACTATTGACTCTTTCTTCAAAAGAAGACCATCTCACACAAATATAAGAGAAGGAGAAACGGTTTCTTTCTTAGAAAAAGGAAACTTAATAAAACTAGAAAAAAGAAATGGTATTGTATATGAAACATCTTTTGTAGAACATGGAAAACAGCCTGCAACTTCTACCTCTACATCAATAACTAATGTTAGTGGAACTTCTGACATAGATGCAGTGCTTGCAGGTACAGGATTAGATGGTGGTGGACTATCAGGAAGCTTGACATTATCTATTGATTCTACTGTAACTACTCTTACAGGCTCACAAACTTTAACAAACAAAACTTTAACAGCACCGACCTTAACTACACCAGCATTAGGCACACCAGCAAGTGGGGTAATGACTAACGTAACAGGAACAGCTTCAGGATTAACTTCAGGTAAAGTAACGGTTACTGACAGTACAGCTAATACAGCTTTTCCATTGGTATTCCACGATGAATCTAACTCTTTATTAGATGATACAAGTGTATTTACTTACAATCCAAGTAGTGGAACTCTTGTTGTTGGGAACTTAACTGTAAATGGAACTACAACTACAGTAGATACAACAAACACTACAATAAAAGATAATTTATTAGAATTAAATAGTGGAGCATCATCAAATAGTAATGATGTAGGTATTATAATACAAAGAGGTTCTACAGGTAATGATGCATTAATTATGTGGGATGAGTCTGAAGACAAATGGACTTTAGGAACTAGTACATCTAGTTCAGGAGATACTGGGAATTTAAACTTAACTGCAGGAACATTGGTTGCAAATATTGAAGGAAATCTTACTGGTACAATTTTAACTGCATCACAAACAAATATTACAGCTATTGGAACAATAGGAACTGGTGTTTGGCAAGGAACTTCAGTTGATTCTGATTATACAGAAGCAAAAGTTCATTCTGTAGTAGCTGGAGATGGTATAGATGTAAGTGGAGCTACAGGAGATGTAACTGTAACTGCAGAAACAGCAAGTGCAATTAATCCTGGTGTTGTGGAATTAGCAACTACTGCTGAAACAACAACTGGAACAGATGTTTCAAGAGCTGTTACTCCTGATGGATTAAAAGACGGTTATCAAGGAAGTACGATTGTAAATACATTAGGAACTATTGCAACAGGAGTATGGCAAGGAACAGATGTTGGAGTTGCTTATGGTGGAACAGGAGCTTCATCTTTAACCGACGGTGGAGTATTACTAGGAAGTGGAACAGGTGCAATTACAGCTATGGCAGTTCTTGCCGATAGTGAAATGATTGTTGGTGATGGAACAACAGACCCAGTTGCAGAAAGTGGAGCAACATTAAGGACATCAATCGGTGTTGGTACAGGTGATTCACCACAATTTACAGCAGTGAATATTGGTGCAGCAAGTGATACAACCTTAGCAAGAGAGAGTGCTGGAGACCTTACAGTTGAAGGTAATCATATTTATAGAGTTGGTGGAACAGATGTTTCAGTAGCTGATGGTGGAACTGGAGCTTCTGCATTTGCAGATAAATCAGTTATTATTTCTCAAGATAGTGGAACAGATACATTATCAGCATTAGCATTAACTGGAAGTGGAGAAATTGTAGTTGGAGGTTCAAGTGGACCAGCAGTTGAGGCAGCAGCAGATGTTGCAGGAACTGGTTTAGATGCTTCTGCTGGAGATGGAACATTAGCAATTAATGTTGCTGCAGCACAAACAAGTATTACATCTATTATAAATTCAAGTCTTGGAAAGATAGGAACAGCAGATGCCCAAGAGTGGATTAATTTTGGAACATCAAACACTATTGAGTTTGGTATTAATAATGCTGTAGAGTTTGAAGTATTTAGTAATGGTATTGCTGTAAATCAAGGCGATAGAGTTTTATTTGATGGTGTTACTGATGGTAATACTTACATTACATCAGATTCTGCTGATGACTTAAGGCTGGTTGTTGGTGGTAGAAATATGATTAATATGATTGAAGATGACACTCAAGACAAAGTTATTATTGGAGATGGTTCTACTGATGTAGACTTTATTGTAGAAGATGATGCTGGAGCAGCTGTATTAACAGTAGACTCAGCAACAAGTAAAACAACATTACATAGTTTAGATGTTACAAACGATGTAGGATTAGCAGATTTAACAGCAGACAATGTAGGCTCTAATAGTTTTCATTATAACAATAGTGGTGCTCTAGGAGCAGAAGCATTTACGATTGGTGCTAGTGGTGGTGTAACATT